ACAAAAGAGCAAGGCTTACGCAAGCTCGATAACCTCATGGGTTCTCAGACCTATGTCATGAACGAAATGGCTAAAGGATTGGCAGATGGATGCCATTTTTTTGTCATTCTGAAAGGAAGGCAACTTGGAATCACCACAATCTCCCTCGCACTTGACCTTTACTGGCACTTCACCCACCCAGGATTGCAAGGAACGCTCACAACAGACACCGAAGAAAATCGAGATATGTTCAGAAGCACCCTCGCAATGTACATGGATGGTTTACCCAAAGAGTACAAAATCCCGATCCTTACTCACAACAGGAACGCCCTTGCCCTCAAAAATCGCAGTCGATTATTTTATCAAGTCGCTGGGCTTAGAGCGAAAGGATCTTTGGGTCGTGGGAAAGGTATCACCTTCCTTCATGGCACAGAAACAAGCTCGTGGGGTGACGAAGAAGGACTAGCCTCCCTGTTAGCCTCCCTTGCGGAAACCAACCCTGATCGGCTATATACCTTTGAATCTACAGCTCGTGGTTTTAATATGTTTCACGATATGTACACCACTGCTAAACGGGCTAAAACCCAACGGGCAATCTTTTGTGGATGGTGGCGCAATGAGATGTATAGCCTAGATCCTGAAGGTCAGACCTACAAGGTGTATTGGGATGGCAAGCTCACTGGTGAGGAAAAGGAGTGGGTACGGGACATTAAGAAACTCTATGGGGTAGAGATCAATTCTCGCCAGATAGCGTGGTGGCGGTGGAAGTTGTACGAAGGGATCAAAGATGATAGCCTGATGTATCAGGAGTTCCCGCCTACCGAGGACTACGCCTTTGTGATGACGGGAACATCGTTCTTCTCCAATGCGAGGTGTACCGATGCTGTCAAGAAGCTCAAAAAAGTTAGTTGCGATTATTACCGCTACAGCTTTGGCGTTAACTTCCAAGATACGGAAGTGCTTAAATCTACAGAGCGCCTTGCCACGCTCAAGATTTGGGAAGAACCTGTGGATACTGCTTATTATGTTATTGGAGCTGATCCTGCTTATGGTTCTTCTGACTGGGCTGACAGATTTTGCATCCAGGTACTACGAGTTTACGCTGACGGGCTGGAGCAAGTAGCTTCCTTTGCCACTTCTGAATTAAACACTTACCAGTTTGCCTGGGTGATCTCTCACCTAGCGGGTGCGTACAAGAACTCCACATTAAACTTGGAAATCAATGGTCCAGGGCAAGCCGTCATCAATGAGCTACGAAACCTCAAGCGCCAAGCCTCTGCAATGGGGACAGCATTAGGAAAAGACCTCATGGATGTGTACGGCAATATGCAAAACTACATTTGGCGCAGAAACGATACCCTTGGCGGAATCAGTAATTCTATTGGGTGGATGACTACGGCAGCAACCAAGGAGCGTATGTTGACCTACATGAAAGACTACTTTGAAAGAGGTATGTTGGACTTGTGGGATATGGACACCCTTGAGGAAATGAAAACCACCATTCGGGATGGCGGATCAATTGAAGCATCAGGTAGGAACAAAGACGATAGGGTAATTGCTTGCGCCCTAGCTTGCGCTGCCTTTGCTGAACAGGTGCAGCCCAGGCTTATTGCGCAGAAGATTACCAGACAAGTTTCTAGGGTACAGGATGACTTTTCCCCCGAACAACTCACAGTCGGAAGAAATGTCAGTGATTATTTGAAAAAGATTGGGGTGTACGGTACATGAGAGCCACACTACCTAGAGCCGAACTCAGACGGGTGATGAAGCGCTTTTTGCAAGACAAAGATCGGGGAATCTCCATGCCTTTGTTTGCAGACCTTGCAGGGATCTCTTTGTCACATTTGAAGGATGTTTTTTTGAATGAAACCGAACCTTTAACCGAATATGTACAGCGTAGGGCATCAAAAGCCTATAACGAGTGGCTAAACGGTGAGGTAGCGATTATGCAAAACCGAGATACCTCTAAGTTTGTCCAATACCGTAAAGAAGCCAAGCCTACATTACATCGTAGTACGGGCTTGCAAGTGGTAAATGGAGAGATTAAGATTAAGGTAGGGATTAGCAATAGATATGATTATTCAGAATTAACGCTTGACGAACAATTGAAGGGGAGATAACAATGGCGGTAGTTAATGATTTTCACTGTGCAACGCATGGTTACTTTGAATCTAGGACACCTAAATGTCCAATGAAAGGATGCAATGAAGAAGTTATGGTCGTATTTTTGCAAGCACCTAACCTCGTTAGTGCAAAAACCAGATTTACCGATAAGTCCACCAAGCAACTTGCCATCGAGTTCGGTATGTCGGACATCAAAACCACGAGAGAAGGCGAGCATCAAGAAAACTTCCTCACCAAGAAAAACAAGTTCACCGAAAAAGAATACGCAGATGCCGAAAAGTTCGCCACCCGTAAAAAAGGTGTTAACAAAGATCGAATTAAACAAACAGCGCCACAGCCGACACAAGAAGGTCCAAGAGAAGCAAGACCAGGAGATTCTGCGGTCTGGGGTGGCGGTATGCAAGGAATGAATATGCAATCCATCCTAGCGGGAAGATTCTCTCAGCCAGTTGGACCATCACTTGGTAAAGAAGCAGAGCCTACTAATTTTGCTCCAAGCCAAGCGGGTATTAAAACTGGACCAGTTACGCTTCCTGGGGGTACACTGAGAGATCCACAAAACTTACAGATTAAAAAATGAAAATACCTAGCGGAGAAAGTCGTGAGGATTTTTACTTAGACATCATCAACAAGTGCATGGTGTCCAAGGAAGAAAGAAGGGGTGACTACACGACACTCCGAGCTTATTATTTGTTTGGGGCTGGTCCTGAATCACCTCCAGCTTACTTTAATAAGATTCATCCACACCTAGATCAGCTTACGAGCTTTTTGTACTCTGCTGAAACTACTAGGTTTTCTATTGCCCTTGGCGCTTCAGTGCCATCCGCAGAACATAAGAAAACACCGTCATTAACTCAGGCTTTAAACGATGAGTGGCTTAATTCCAATGCCGATCAGGTGTTCTCAACTGCCTTAACATGGGCTTTGGTGTACAACACCTCCTTTGTTAAGCTGGTTTACAAGAACGGGATACACCCGTACATGATTGAGCCATCCGCTATTGGGGTATTGCGGGAGGATACGCCTTATACAGACAGGCAAGAAGCTATCGTTCAAACCTACTACATTACGAAATCTGAGTTATATGCCCGTCTGTATTCCCATCCAAAGCGGGAATCTATTGTTTCTCGGCTATCTACAGGTACTAAAGTATCGGAATCGGACATCCCAGAAGCGGTAAATCGCATTGTAATGAGCCAAACTAACCCTACCATCTACGGTAATGTGAATATGGACTTGTACGGCATGAACCGTTACAAGGCTAGAGTAGCTGAAGATACCGTTGAGATGACTGAATTGTGGGTATGGAACGATGACACCGAGGATTATCAGGTAGTCACAATGGCAGCTCCGAATGTAATCATCTATGACAGACCAGGCGCATCCTTATTCCTAAAGGGTGAGTGTCCGTTTGTACAGATCTGCCCTAACCCTTTATATGACTATTTTTGGGGTGCATCTGAAGTTCAACAGCTTTTATTGCTGCAAGAACTTCGAAATACCCGTATGACAGAGATTTTGGACCTGTTATCCAAGCAAGTGAACCCTCCAACAGCCCTAACAGGCTTTACAGGCATCTTGGATGAGAAAAACTTTGCTTTAAATCGTGCTGGCGGTCTTTTATCTTCGGATATGCCTAATGCCAAGGCAGATCGCCTTGCACCAACCATGCCACCTGATTTATTTGAGGTAATCCATGAAATTGATGCGATGTTCTCTGAAGTATCAGGAATATCTAATGTATTGAGTGGTCGTGGTGAATCTGGCGTAAGAAGTCAGGGTCATGCGAGCCAATTAGCTCGCCTTGGTAGCTCAAGAGCTAAAAAACGGGCATTGATTGTGGAAGATAGCCTTGAAAAAGTAGCTACTCTTTATCTAAAGCTCATGCAAGTGTATGACAACACCCATTTTAGGGATACGGAAGATGTGCCGTTTATCCCAGAGCAGTTTACAAAAGACTTTGTGGTTAAAGTGGATGCTCACTCTAACAGCCCAATTTTTACTGAAGATCTTAAAACCCTTGCGTTTAATCTGCATAAAGCGGGTGCAATTGATAAAGAATCTTTACTTGACTTATTAGAACCACCGATGAAACAATTGCTTAAGGATAAACTTAAGCGTAAAGAGAAAGAGGGTGGCGGTGAACAGAAGCCTCCTCCTGCTCCTAAAGGCAAAAAAGAACCAGAGGTGGGCTAAATGGCAACAGGTAATGTACAACCAAAGGCAGATCAACCAAGAGTAACCACTGAATCATTAAAGCGTGGTGAAAAATCACCGAATTTGCAGTATCGTGTACAAGGCGTTAAAAGTTTTGATAGATCAGCTAAAACAAGGGATCTAGGTCGTACAGTTAGGGGATAGCTTAATTGGAGATTTCAAATGCGTAAAAGTCATAAAAAATCACGTAAATCACGTAGATAAGGTTTCTTCCTTCACGAGGAAAGGGTTGTGGCTGCCTTACCCTATAAATAGGTGACCGTATGCTATCAGGAGAAATTCACATGGCACGCAAATCTCGCAAAGGTCGTAAAGCACGCAAGTAATCCGCAAGGGTTATTTCGGCTGACCGAATAAGTCCTAGAGGGGGAGGGAAACTAAATAATTCCCCCCACTTGACATTCAATAGATTAAGATTACGATACGAAGTAAATTGATAGGAAAAATTTATGGGCGTACCTTCAGACCAACTGATGCAAATGATTAAATCCCAGAGGGATGGAGCAACACCTTCTGGTATTCCACCCGCCCCAGAGGGCGTAACGGGGATGTCCGACACTTCTGCTTCTCCAATGGCTTCACCCATGAGTACACCAGAACCAAAAATGGGTAATCGGGAAGCAGCAATGATTAACTTGGCTATGGCAATGGATCTGCTAGAACAATCACTTCCAGCGCTAGGTAGCGAAACTCCTGAAGGTCAAAAGATATTAGGTGCTATTCGCACTATGACTTCAGTGATTGGACCTAAGAAAGCTAAAACAAATGAATTGCAACCTGCTGAAATTATGCAGATGCTGCAAACATTACCTCAAGCTGGTGGAGCAACGGCTGAAGGAAAAGCAATGCAACAAGCTCCGCAAATCCCAGGTATGTCTGCCCCAACACCACCTCCAGCAATGCCAGGTGGTATGCCAGGTGGCGCACCTTCCGCAACTCCACAAATGTAAGGAATTACTATGGAACTCTTTAAACCTCGTGGTGCAGCAATGCCACGCAGACCTACTGACAACAATCAGAAAAACGGTCAAGTTATCAATACTCCACGCTTCTCAGAGTTTGGTGGCTTAACTGGTGCAACTAAAGCTGGCTACAAGAACATGATGTCTATGTCTAAGCCAGGCGATACCAAAAAAGTCATCTAACGAATAAGGGGATAGAAGATGAGTTTAGAAGATCTTTCACTAGAACAGCGTGATGAATTAGCTATGTTGGCTCGCCAATTAGCTGATAATCCTGCTACACGCAAACAGTTTTTACGCATGACAAAACAGGTTAAACCTGAAATGTCAATTCCTGAACTCGATATGGAGGACTTTACTAATACTAAAGTTTCTGCTGCCGAAGAACGGGTAATGGGCTTAGAAGCTAAATTGCGTGAAAGAGATGCCAGAGAAGAATTGCAAAAGCGTAGAGATAGCTTAATCAAAAAAGGTTTGGCTCGTAATGAATCAGACATTGATGAGATTGAGAAATTGATGCTAGAAAAAGGCATGACCAATCACGAAACAGCAGCAGAGTATTTTGATTGGATGCGCCAAGCAGCAGAGCCTACGCCTAATTCTGCTATGGGCTATACACCAAGCGCCTTAAGCAAATTTGACCTTTCTAAGTATTGGAAAAATCCGCAAATGGGCGCTAGAGATGAAGCAGCACAAGCACTAAAGGACTTGCGTAAAAACACAAGACCAATAGGTATTTAAACAGCAGTAAATGGGGATATTTACTTTTAACGGAGAATTATTATGCCAATAGGTGGCGGAATAGTCCCAG